GCGGTATTCGCGTTCAGGGTGCTGTGCTTTCAGTTGAATTTTCATCACGCGGTCTCCAGTCCGAGTAAGTCCATCTGTTGTTCGCCTTCCTTTTTCATCGCATGCCGGCGAATCGCGACAGGCGCGACAGGTAGGCAAACCGATGGATTCGGCATCCCGGAGGGGCTCATCTCATGAGTCATCTCGAACTGGGCCCGGACTGACCAGCCACAGGCTTCGTTGGTGCATTGCAGGTAGGCAATCCGCAAAAAGATATGCGTGCCTTCACTGGTTCGGATGCGCATTCGCCCCTGGCAGTGCGGACATACCAGCTTGTAAGTGCTCACTTTTTCTCCCCGCCGCTAGTCGCGGCCTTCGGCTGACGCCGAGAATTGGCGGCGCTTCCTGCGCCTACTTCGATTCCTACCTGCCCGGACCTTCCCGGTGCAGAACGATCACGGCGGTGATCTCTTCATGTCTGGCCGCGACGTGCGCACGGTGCGCCGCGAGAATTTGCTGCACTTCGTCATCCTTGATGACCCCATCTTCGAGGGCCTTGGCAATGATGGCGTCGACCATGCCGCGCTTGATCGCGGTGTTGATCGATCGTGCGTACAGGTCGAGGTTGTCCAGCTCGCCGGCTTCGGCAACCGGTACAAAGACGCCCCCGTACAGGCTGCAGACGAAATCCGGCAGGTGAGTGGTGCCTGATTGCGATTCGAGGAGGCAGATCTGCTCATCCGTCAACGGCCGACTGCCGGCATTCTCGTAGGCGTGGTTATCGAATTTCTTCACCGACATACCGAGCCGAGGCGCTGCGCAATCCCGCCCGCCTGGATACGCGCAGATCACTGCACTTACGACTTGCCGGCGGGTTTCTAGAACGATGCGTTTCATCTTCTGGTTTCTCACGGGGAGAACTGCAATTAGTTTGATATCACGCCGTCTTTGATTCGCAGGAGCACTGCCGCTCGTCGGGCCTCACCACGAACGCCCTTCTTTCGACCGTTTAAAAGATCGCTGACCAAATTTTTGTTCAATGCATGTTTCCGGCAGAACTCGGCGATGGTTACCCCGTTGCGGTCAAGTTCTGCGCGGGCTTGCTCGGTTGTCAGGAGGACGGGCATAGTGTTCATGTGTGTTCAATCGTGTTGTGTGTGCCATCATTATGCCCAAGAAATTGTGTGTGTAAAGCGGCGTGTGCCAAAAATTTGTGTATGCGGAGATTCCTTGGAAAAAAATTTGGGCGAGCGGCTCCGGGAAGAGCGCGACCGGCTTGGCATTAATCAGAATGAGCTGGCTGACATTGGAGGGGTGAAACGCAACTCCCAAGGGAACTACGAGCGCGGGCGGCAAAACCCGGATGCCGCGTATTTGCTTGCCATTTCCAAGGTCGGAATCGACGTGATGTATGTTCTGTTCGGGAGGCGTGACGCCTCGGCGGGCGGGCAGACCGAGATCGAAGCGGAAGTCATCTGCGCATTTCGATCGCTCGGCCCAGCTGATCAGGCGGTCGTCCGACGCGTGGCTACAGGTCTCGCTGAAATGAACAATCCTGTGCCGCCCTCTGCCGTCTCTACCGATGCGAACGTGTAGGGGCCGTTCATCGTAACTATCCGCGCACTGGAACCGAAAGCGCTTTAGAAAGCGCCTTTCACGTCGATGCTCTGCCTTTCGAAGGAGTATCGAGCATGTTGGATCGAGGCGTTTTGGAGAAACTTGAGCAGGATGCTCTGGGCAAAAATTGCACCACACCTGAGTTGACCAAGCTGGAGTGCATACTGCTCTCCAGATACCGACAGATGTCGGAAACTGATCAGGGTCATCTGCGTCGTTTGGCGGAAATGTTGACCAGGACGAAGTAAGTCCGAAGTCACACGCCACGCCCCAGCCGTTCACGCTGGGGCTCCGGTTGTCGTCCCATTGCGGGCCTGAAGCCGTCGATATTCCCTTTCAATTGCTCGTTTCGCCGATGCTTTGCTTGCATAGAGGTGCGTGAGGCGCCGGGGCTTGGTTTGGTCGCCTTCCTTGATGGTGTTCTGGGCGCCCGTCTTTTCTTCCCTGTACCAGGCCACAATGCCCGTAAAGTCATCTTCATCGGTCGCCAGTTCTGCGACCTCATCGCCGTCCGGCAATTTCGATTCGAGCTCAAGGCTTGTGGTGAACGAGTCTTGAGTGAAACTGTGTTTCACATTGCCGCCAAGCCAGATCACATCAGCAATTTCCTGCTTGATGCCGACGAGGGAATAGGTCAGTTCCGGCGTCAGGTCTGGTCGCCCTCGGGCCAGAGTGAAGCTGAGCGTGGCGGTACCGCGCTGCAGCTTGTTCCATTCAGCCCGCGCAGCGATCAAGGCGCTTTTCTGGTCCGTGTAGGCGTGGCGTAAATCCTTGATATTTTCAACGCCGCCGGAGATGGCCTCCTTTTTTTCAGCGCTGTTGACGTCGTAGTAGAACGCTCGCACGCCGGTATAACTGTCACGGTCCGCCTGCAAAAACCTGTGCTGATCGCCATCCTGTCGCGTCAATGTGATGTGAGGCAGGGTGATGCCACTGGCGGTGGTCGCATTGCCAATCGGCATGAAGAGGAGCCTGTCCGCCTTTACCGTGGCGATCGCATCATGCTCCTGACCCAACCGGGATAGCAGATTGGCGTCGGACTCATTGGCCTGATCGAGATGCACCAACTTGATGGCACTGAGCGCCGCGCTGACCACGGGGCCCAGCCCATACACACCGGCGATGGCCTGCACCACTGACTCAATCGTCTCATCGTGCCAGCTACGTTCACGCTTGGTCTTGAGTCCTGCGCGCAGGTCCACGCTTCGGGCCCGAATGCTCAGTTGGTCAGGAGCGCCGCTGTGCTCTGTCTCATCAACGGTATACGACCCTTTGTCCACGAGCCCGGTGTCGCTCCAGCCGAGCCAGATCCGCATGGTCGCGCCTTTTGGCGGAATGACCAGGCGCCCGTCATGATCGGATAGCGTGACGTCGAGCTGGTCGGCTTCAAGGCCTCGATTGTCAGTTAGCTCGATGCCGATCAATCGCTTTTCGACTGCCGCCGTGATGTCGCGACCGTCGACCACGACTCTGCAGATCGGGCGAGGATACGCATTAGCTTCACGCATCGAGTCCTGCGCACCTTTGACGTAGGCACTGAACTGAGTAACGAAGTCCTCGATCACAGGATTTGCCTCAGGATGTTGCCGGTCGTGCTGATGCCGGCTCCCAGCAGGTCGACGCGCCCATCGTCGATTCGTTTGAGTGCGATGGTGAATTCGATACGTCGTGCAGCACCGTCACGGAAGAACAGCGTTTTCGTTTCGTTGATGCTCTCGATCACCCAGATACCCAGGATCCGCCCAGTACCTTCAATCAGTGGCCAGGCTTTGCCGGTATCCGCCATGGCGCGAAGCGTGTCGAGACTGAGCACTGTTCCGGCCAATGCTGGCAACAAGAGCCCTGGGAGGGTGATCGAATCATCCCCTCGCCCTAGAAACTGCCGGGAGGGATTGGTGCCAATGCGTGATGTTGAACCGTGGCGCCATTCGGTCTGGCGTTGCAGTTCCTGATACGCGAGCGTTTCGAGACTGAAAATGAACATGCCAAGCGACATCATCATGTCCGTTTACTCCTGATCAAATAGCGAGCTGCGGCCTTTGGCCTGCTTGGCGTGCTGCCGCCTGTCCAGTTCGGCAGCCACCGCTCTGGCGATTGCAGCGCCGTCCATCCCAGGCGATGTGTGAATGTTGATCTCGATATGGTCTGGGGCGATTTGAACCGGTTGAGCAGGAGCCACGGCGGCAATGGGCGGTCGATTATCCACGGCGATCGCAGCTGGTGCCGCTCCGATCCCTACCGCAATAGCCCCCACCTGCGCGAGCTGCTTGCCAATGCTCATGATTGAATCGAGCACTCCGCCATCGGTAGGGCTCACCACTGGAATAGCCGACGCCGGATTTGGCACAACTACCGATGGCGCCGGCAACATTCCAAAAGCAGCAGCTCCTGTCTGAGCTAGCTGTTTACCCATGCTTCTGATCTGACCCATGACATCTGTTCTGTCGGGCTCGGCAACCGGCTGAGTTGTTGGTTTGTTTGGCAATGCTGCTGCCGGTGGCGTGGTGAGCCCCAGCGGGGCCTTACCCGCTGCAGCCAACTGCGTGCCAATGCGCATGACCGATTCCAGGACACCGGTGGTGTCGGTCGCTGCAG